ACAGGTGGTGTCTCATTAGTTATTGACGAGACAAATATAGATATGCTAGAGTTGTATATCAAGGGTAAGAGAATATACAATATAGATGAAAAATAGAAAAACCAACCTGACACTAGGTCAGGACGACAAAGTGAACCACCCATCACATTACACTCAAGGTAAGGTAGAGTGTATCGACGCGATAGAGTCAGCAACAACCAATCTTGTAGGTATCGTAGCAGTATGCGTTGCCAATGTAATTAAATATGTTTGGCGATTTGCAATGAAGAATGGTATAGAAGATTTGGATAAAGCTGATTTCTATTTACAAAAATTAAGAACTGAAGTGAGGAAAAAGTTATGAGTCAAGACTTATTTTTACGGATAAAAAACTTATTGCAAGACCATGTTGAATTACTTAATGAACATAGATTAGGCGACACTCATGTTGAACAAGCAGAGTCTATCATTGATGAGATAAATATACTATTAAAGTCTGATAAAGCAGGAGAGATTGAGAAGTCTATAGATGTGGCAGAAAGACAAGCCGTTTCTGAAGACCTCGCTGAAGAAATACTTAACGGAAAGTATTGTGTCGGAGGCAGATGTGAAGACTGAGGAACTGGTTTCAAACGCAGAAACCATCAAGAAGGTGCGAAAGCGTCGATACATAATTCGAGATTTTGATAACGAACCTTTACGCATTTTTAATACAAAGGTAGACGCAGAGTGGTTTGTTAAAGATAAACCTGACTGTTCGATCGAAGTTGAAACAACCGTAGTAGAAGTGAAAGCAGAAAAGAAATTAACTGATTATGAGAGGGCAATGGCTTTAAATCCTGAACCCGCTCCATTTTAATTAAGAAAGGTAATTATGAAGAACGAATATTTTCAAAGAAGTAGATACACAGAAGAAGAACTAGAAACATTTTTGAATAGAGCAGTAGAATATCTAGAGAAAAATCCTAATACAAATAGAAAAAAAGTTTGTGACTATGCGGGGGTAGGTATTTCTGTGTTGGAAAGATTTGAAAAAGCGGGTAAACTGACTTTACCAAAACCGATGAGCCATAAACAAAGAAGGACTACAACAAAATGGTCTACAACATTAGGGGAGTTAAGTGGCGGACGAAGTTGATTTAGCCAATGATGAACTTGAGAAGCAGTTAAAAAGAACTCTTGATTCAGTCAATACCGAAGTGCCTAAAAATGAAACAGGTAGATGTGTTTGGTGTGAAGAACCTATCAAAGAAAAAGACGGGCGTCGTTGGTGTTCTTTAGAGTGTAGAAAAGACCATGAGCTATATGCTAACAAACTATGAACGAAAAGATTATTACACCATGCTCAGATGTATGTAGGTATGAAGATATTGAAGGTACTCCTACTTGCATAAGTTGTTTTAGAACCTATGATGATTTAGATAAATGGGCTATACTATCAAACCATGAAAGAAAAGAGAGAATCAAAGACTGTAAAAAAAGAAAAAAAGAATACTATGGCAATAATAAAAGAAGATAGTAAAGTCGGCCCCGCAGTGTGTGTTGTGTGCGGTGACGACGCGAAGATAAATGATAGTGGTAAATGGTTTTGTGCCTATGAAAGTGAGATGGGAGTAATGAACATTAAAGGATATTGTAAAAAAGAGAGAAAGGGGAAAAGTGCAAATAGTAACACTTGACTTTGAGACATTCTACGATAAAGGATTTAGTCTTTCAAAGTTTACTACAGAGGAGTATATTCAAGACCCGCAGTTCCAAGTCATTGGCTTTGCTATAAAAGTTGATGATGGAAAAACTAAGTGGTATACAGGTTCGGCAGAAGAACTTGAAGAAGAACTCAACAAGATCGATTGGGATAACTCAATGCTACTTTGTCATAACACACTGTTTGACGGGGCTATTCTCAGTTGGAAGTTTGGTCTACAACCATTCGCATACTTAGATACATTATGCATGGCTCGTGCTATACATGGAATCAATGCGGGGGGGTCACTCAAAGCATTAGCTGAAAGATATAATTTAGGTCAAAAAGGTACAGAAGTATTAGACGCACTAGGAAAAAAACTAGAAGATTTTCAAGTCCATGAACTACATCAATATGGTGAGTATTGTAAGAATGATGTCGAACTTACATATAAACTATTTCAAGAACTATCTAAACCCTTTCCTGTAGAAGAATTAAAACTGATAGATATTACACTTCGCATGTATACAAATCCTGTGCTACGACTTGATGATGGACTTTTAGTATCAAGGCTCGAGGAAGTCACAGATGAAAAGCAAAAGTTATTAAAAGGTTTAATGCATAGGCTTAAATGCGAAGACGAAGAGAGTGTTCGTAAAAAACTAGCAAGTAATAAACAGTTTGCAGAATTATTAACAGAGTTAGGAATTGATGTTCCTCTAAAAATATCTCCAACGACAGGTAAAGAAACCTTTGCATTAGCTAAAGCAGATATAGGGTTCAAAGAGTTATGTGAACATGAAGACTCATTTATACAAGAACTATGTGCCGTTAGGTTAGGTACTAAATCTACAATGGAAGAGTCAAGAATAGAGAGATTCTTAGACATTGGTGCTCGTAACAGGGGCCTACTACCAATCCCACTTAAATACTACGGTGCTCATACAGGACGATGGTCAGGTGTAGATAAAGTTAACTTCCAAAACTTACCTTCTCGTGATGTTAAAAAGAAAGCTCTAAAGAATGCAATCCTACCGCCTGAAAACCATGTGATTATTAATGTTGACTCCTCGCAGATCGAAGCTAGGGTACTTGTTTGGTTAGCTGGACAAGAGGATGTAGTAAAACAATACAGAGAGGGGCAAGATGTTTATTCTAATTTTGCGTCGAGAGTATATGGCAGAAAAATAGATAAAAGGAATAAGACAGAACGATTTGTTGGTAAGACTTGTACACTAGGATTAGGTTATGGTACAGGGTGGGCAAAGCTACAACATACCTTGAAGACACAACCTCCTGGAGCAGACTTACCTGACCATGAGTGTCAACGATTAGTTAAAATTTATAGAGATGTTAATTACAAAGTAATTCAGTTGTGGAGAGACTGTGACAAGGCTTTAGAGTTTATTACCTCAAACAAACAGAATCCATACTATCTTGATAAACATAATATTATAAAAGTTACTCCGAAAGGACTAGAGTTACCAAACGGATTATATCTACAATACCCTGAGTTGAGATGGGATACTTCTGAATCACAAGGTAAGTTTGTATATAAGAAAAGATTTGGTGGTGAAGTAAGTGTATGGGGTGGCTCTATCGTTGAGAATGTAGTTCAAGCATTAGCTAGAATTATAATAGGTGAACAGATGATAAGAATTAATGAGAGATATAAACCTGTCTTGACTGTTCATGACGCAGTTGTTTGTGTCGCTGCCGAGCAAGAAAAAGAAGAAGCATTAAAGTTTATTATGGGTGAGATGTCCAAAGCACCTGATTGGGCACCTGATCTACCCATTGCCTGTGAGGGTGACTATGCTACAAACTATGGAGATTGCTAATGACTAAAAATAGAGAAGCTGGAAAAGGAAGTAAACGCAGACCTACGGATAGTAAAAAGTTCGAAACTAATTTCGATAAAATCTTTCGTCAAAAGATAGAGTGGGAAGATGAGATAAAAGCAGAGCGAGATAAGAAGCGGGTAAAAGGAGGGTAATATGGTAGAATTTGTATTAATTGTTACATTCTTGGGGGATTTTAAAGGAGAAGAATCTGTATATGTAGCAGACTTTCCAAACTGCTTAACTGCTAGCATATATTATGACTCTCATTTTAAAGGTAAAGAAAAGTACAATGGTTATAGATGTTTAAGAAAGGATTTGATAGGAGAGGCAGAAAAAACTAAATTGGGAATCTAGATTATGTTAGATTATATATTAGCTGTTTATTTAAATAGCGAACCTGAATACGTTGGGACTTTCATAGATTGTCATGACGCAGAAAAATATGTAAGAATGCATTACCCTAACCACAACAGTATATGTCAGTATAGAGAATATATTGTTTTACCTGCGGACTTAAAAGAAAAATTTTATGTTCCTTATCCCGCACATAATGGAACACATTGGATAGAACAGAAATGGCCAAACTAAAACAGACGGAACAAATAAGAGAACCTGTACACAAACGAACGAGTCAGGGTGGAAGAGTATGTAAGACTTCTACCATGAATAAACATAAAAAACGGTGCTTTAAAAAGTACAGAGGACAAGGCAGATAATGGCTAATTTTACATGGAGTTACTCATCACTGAAGCAATATCAAAACTGTCCGAAGCAGTATCAAGAGATGAGGGTATTAAAGAACTATACCGTCAAAGAAACAGAAGCAATAATATATGGTAAAGCAGTACACGAAGCATTAGAACTTTATGTAAAAGAAAACAAACCTCTTGCTAAAAATTATAAAAGATTTCAACCTATTATAGACTCATTAATTAATATTCCAGGTGATAAGTATCCTGAATATGAAATGGCTTTGACATATGCAAAAGAGCCTTGTGATTTTCATTCAGATGATAGGTGGGTAAGAGGTATAGCTGACTTAGTTATAGTAGATGGTACCCATGCTTTCATTGTAGATTATAAAACAGGAAGCAATAAGTATCCCGATCCTAAACAGTTACGACTTATGGCATTGATGTTATTTACACACTTTCCTGATGTGCAAAAGATTAAGGCCGGACTACTATTTGTAATGCATAATAGTTTCATAACTGAAGAGTATTTAAGAAAGGATATGGATAAGTCGTGGGGCATGTTCGATCAACCTTTAAAAAGACTGGAGACTTCATACGATAATGATGTATGGCAAGCAAACCCTACACCGTTATGTAAGTGGTGTTCAGTAGTTACTTGTGACTTTAATAAATCATAATGTATAAAGTAAACTGCATAGTATGTAATAAAAGATTTGAAACAGTTCATCCCAAGTATTTATGTTGCTCTGCAGAATGTGGCAAGACTAATAAGATGAACAAGAAATATTTAAGGATGTCAGGTGACTGGGTATTATATTTCAACCATTTGTTATCTAAGAAAGACACAGATGTTACTGGGGAAGACTTAGTAGATCTTCTTAAGAAACAACAGGGTAAATGTGCATTAACAGGAGCGACTCTTACTTGTGAAAAAGTCAAGGGTAAATACGTAAAAACTAATGCAAGTATAGATAGAATAATTGCTGGAGAAGGGTATAATATAGAGAACATTCAGTTGGTCTGCCGAGCTGTAAACTCTTTCAGGCATGACTTAACTATATCTCAATTTATAAATTGGTGTAAAAAGGTAGCGAATTATGCCTCCAAAGAAAAGAAATTATAAAAAAGAATATCAACAACAAAAGAAACGTAACGAACATGAGAACCGCATGGAGCGTCAACGTGCTCGTCGTAAGATAGATAAGAACGGTAAAGACGCAAACGGTAATGGTAAGGCAGATAAGAGAGAAGGAAAAGATGTATCACATAGAAAAGCATTATCTAAAGGTGGTAAAAACAAACACGGTGTGACTATTCAGTCTAAATCTAAAAACCGTTCATTCAAAAGAAACTCCAAAGGTAAGCTCGTTTCAGAGACAAGTAAAAGAGAAAGAAAGAAAAAATAAAGTAAATTAGTAGTTGACTATCTAAAATTACAGAGTATACTAGAAATGTTAGGTAAGGAGTATACACTGTATGGAGTTAATAGATAATAAAGTTATTTCACTTAAATTAAGAGATGAGTCTGCAAAGATAATACTAGATGACATTGATAAAAGTGAAGTAATCAGCAAGAAAGATGGAGTTACTGATGTAGCTATATATTGGGGTTTAGATGAGATGACTAGACTCAATGAGCTAATGCGTTTTAAAAAACCTTTACCATCTCCTATCACAAGAGATTACGATTGGCCTGGTCTGTATGACCCATTCGATCATCAAAGAGTTACCTCAGAGTTTCTATCTATAAACCCAAAGTCTTTTTGTTTTAATGAAGCGGGTACAGGTAAGACTTCTTCTGCACTATGGGCGTCTGACTATCTTATGAAACAAGGTAAGATTAATAAGGTATTGATTATATGTCCTTTATCAATTATGTATTCTGCATGGCAAGCTGATGTGTTTAATACTTGTATGCACCGTACTTCAGTAGTATGTCATGGTACAAGAGATAAAAGAGAGAAGATACTAAACAATGACTATGACTTCTACATTATTAATTATGATGGTGTAGGCATTGTTAAAGAACAAATAGCTAAGATGGACTTCGATCTTATCATCATTGATGAGGCAAATGCTTACAAGTCTACCTCTACTACTCGTTGGAAAATACTAAAGAAATTATTAAAAGAACATACTAGACTATGGATGATGACAGGTACCCCTGCTTCACAGTCACCACTAGACGCTTTTGGTTTAGCTAGGTTAGTTGCTCCTCACAGAGTTCCAAAGTTTAAGAATGCGTGGCGAGATAAAGTCATGTATCAAGTAGCTAGATTTAAATGGTTACCAAGACCAACCTCAAAGAACGATGTCCACAAAGTGTTGCAACCAGCGATTAGATTTGCAAAAGACGAATGTCTTGACCTACCTGATGTTATGTATCAAACAAGAGATGTTGAGCTGACACCTCAAGCTTCTAAATATTATAAACAGTTAAAGAATCAGATGTTGATCGAAGCTGGTGGCGAATCTATCACAGCAGTTAACGCGGCTGCGGGGTTAAATAAACTACTACAAATATCAGGTGGTGCAGTTTATACAGATACAAAAGAACAAGTTAGATTTGATATTAAACCTAGACTCAATGCTTTATTAGAAGCAGTTGAAGAAACAAAAGAAAAAATTTTAGTGTTTGTACCATACAGACATACTATTCAATTCGTATCTGAGTTTCTATCAAATAATAATATAACAAATGAATTAATACATGGTGATGTCTCTGCTTCAGATAGGGGACATATCATTAACAAGTTTCAATCATCAGACGAACCTAGAGTTCTGATTATACAACCGCAGTCTGCTTCACATGGTGTGACTTTGACTAGAGCCAATGTAGTTGTGTTTTGGTCTCCTGTTATGTCGGTAGAAGTATACTTACAGTGTATTGCTAGGATGGATAGGGTAGGACAAAAGAACAAGATGACGGTGGTTCACCTACAAGGTTCTGATGTTGAAAAGAGGATGTATGCAATGCTACGTGGTAAAGTAGATGCCCATACTAAATTAGTTGATTTATATCGAGAGGAGTTAGACAAATGAAGTTAGATAAAATTGTTGAGACTTATCTAGCAATACGAGATGAGCGAGACAAACTCTCTAGGGAACATGACGCTAAAGATAAAGAGTTAGCAAATGATCTTGCAGAGATAGAACAAGTGCTCTTAAATTCTTGTAATGAAATAAGTGCTGATAGTATTAAAACAGAAGTTGGCACTATTATTAAAACTACAAGAGAGAGTTTTGTGTGTGGTGATTGGGATAACTTTAAGACTTTTGTTAAAGAAAACGATGCCATTGAATTATTACAGCAACGTATTCACCAATCAAATTTCAAAGAGTTTTTAAGTAATCGCGAGGATGAGGGTTTACCCCCAGGTATTAGTAGTATGCGAGAATTTAAAGTAACTGTACGTAAACCAAGTAGAAATTAGGAGAGAAACTATGGCTAATGAATTAGCAAATATTATTCAGAACAATGCAGCTATTGTTCAAACAGGGTTAGATGAAGATACACTTGCCGTCGCCGGTGGTAATACGGGTAGTGGTAGTAAGCGTATCTCTATTAGAGGTAAAAACTTTCATAAGGTAGTCAATGGTAAAGAAGTAGCAACTGTTGAAGATAACTATATGGATGTGATTATTGTTAAGATGGCTCATACAGCCGCTAGGACTTACTATGCTTCCTCATACAAAGAGGGTGTAAGTGTAGCACCTGCGTGTTGGTCAGGAGATTCAAATAAACCTGATACAGAAGTATCAGAGCCTCAAGCAAAGTCATGCAACGAGTGTCCTCAAAGTGTTAGAGGTTCAGGTATGGGTGGTACAGGTTCAGCGTGTCGACTGTCCTGGAGAATAGCAGTTGTGTTACCTAATGATCCATCAGGTGATGTATTACAAATGGTGTTACCAGCAACATCAGCATTTGGTAAAGAAGAAAATGGTAAATGGCCTTTTAGACCTTACATTCAAATGCTAGCTAATAATAATGTTAGTGCTGGTCGAGTAGTAACTAGAATGCAGTTTGATGCTAAGTCATCTGTACCTAAGTTATTGTTCTCACCTATTTCAGCAGTTAGTCCTGACCATGTAGAAGACTTACAACAACAAGGTAAATCAGCCGCCGCAGAGTCTGCAGTTAAGATGACTGTGTATCAAACAGATAGTGCTGATAAAACAGAAACTAAATCAGAAGCTAAAGTTGCTGAACCTGTAGTAGCTGATGAAGTTGATGAGCCTCAAGTAGTTGCTCAAGCTAAAGCTGAAAAGGCTAAAGACATCACTGACATTATGAATAAGTGGGGAGTAAAAGACTAATGGCTAGACCTTACAGTACCAAATTTTTAGTAGGACTCACTAATGCAGATTCCGAAAGAGTTGGTGTACAGTTGGCTAGGGTGTGTGTTGACGCAAGATTACCCGCGGCTAGTGTAGCTGACTTTTTTGGGGTCTCAAGAATGGCTGTCCATAAGTGGTTTAGAGGGCAGTATATCAGGGAAGAAAAGTGTATAAAGATACAAAAATTTATAACTAAAGTTAAAGAAGATTTGACTAAAGAAGATGTGTTGCCAGCCGAGAACATAAAATCTGCCAAAACGTATTTAACTTCTATTCAACCTGATATAGTATAGAGAGTCCATTATGATTAATGAATTTTACAAAAAGGTATTACCGAGTAAAGGGACGTACTGCATAGGTGCGGCTAAAGGAGGGATGGTACATCATTTTGTAGAATCTGTGGAAGAGGTGGCTACTAATGTTCCTAAATTACTTAAAGACGGCACACACATGTATTTTGCTGTCGGTAGTTTTGATGGGCATAGTAGGAGGAAAGAAAGAGCCTTACATTTTAGATCAATATTTCTTGATGTTGATGTAGGTGATGGCAAAGACTACAAGAGTAAACAAGAAGCTGAAGAAGCTTTAGATAACTTTGTTGTAGAACAAAACTTACCACGACCTGTAAAAGTAGATTCTGGAAGAGGTATACATGCTTATTGGTGTTTAGATGAAGACATACCTGCCAATCAATATGTAGAGATTTCTAAAAAGTTTAAAGACTTTTGTTTAAGTAAAGACCTATACATAGATACAGCAGTTATGGGTGACGCAGCTCGCATCATGCGGTGTCCTGATACTTTCAATTACAAAGAAGATCCTCCGCTTCCTACGAAGATATTGAGTGATGACATACCTGTATATAACATAAGTATTTTTGATTTTCTGGGTGATATACAACCGTCATTAGAGAATATTTTAAAAGAAGCAAAAGGTCCTATGTCTGAAGACCAACGCAAAATGTTGAAGCTAGATAACTTTACATCTAAGTTTGAAACCATTGCGATAAAAAGTCTACAAGGTAAAGGGTGTAAACAGATTGCTAATATACTTTCTAATTCTAGAACCATAGCTGAACCGTTTTGGTATGCAGGATTATCTATTGCACAACACTGTGAGGATAGAGATAAAGTAATCCATGTAATGTCAGAAGATCATCCTGGTTACAATGCAGAAGACACGGAGAAGAAGGCCAATCAAACACAAGATAAACCTTTTACATGTACGGCTTTTGGAGAGTTAGACTCTAGTTTATGTGAAGGATGTAGTCACAGAGGTAAGATAACCACACCACTACAATTAGGTAAAGAGTTCAAAGCTGCTAAACCTGCTGAAAACTTTCAGCTACCGAAAGAGTATGTAGAGAACAATGCACCTGTAGTTTATGATAGTTATCCTAAAGAGATTCACCCATTTGTAAGAGGGGTAAACGGAGGTATTTACTTTGAACACCCTCAAGAGTTTGATGAAGATGGGCAACCACTACCTAGAAAGAAACCTTTGTTAGTATTCCCTTACGACTTTGAACCTATAAAAAGAATCTATAGTACAGCAGATGGTGAGTGTTTAGAAATGCAAGTTATTCTACCTAATGATGGTAAACGAACCTTCTTGTTACCTATGAGGTCTGTGTATGCTATTGATAAATTTAGAGACATAATAACAGGCGAAGGTATTTTATTTAGCCCTAGCCAGCAACAAGGAAAATATCTTATGGAATATGTTTATAGATGGGGCGAATATTTAGTCGCTTCTACAAGAGCAGATATTATGCGTATGCAAATGGGCTGGACAAGAGACATGAAAGCATTTGTGATAGGCAACAAAGAAATAAATAGTAAAGGCGAAATACTAAATAGTCCTACATCACCACTATGTAGAGGTATAGCTAATTTACTTGTAGCTAATGGTGAGTATGATGAATGGAAAGCTGTAGTCAATAAGCTTAATCTACGAGGTTTAGAACTTCATGCATTTATTATGATGACTGCGTTTGGTTCTGTATTGATGAATAAAACTTCAACATCAGGTATTACTATGTCATTAACTGGATCAGATTCTGGTGCTGGTAAGACAGGTGCACTATACGCTGCATTGAGTGTATGGGGTCAACCAAAAGATTTAAGTATTGGTGGTACAGATGGTGCTACAGAGAATGCTATTACAGGTAGATACTTGGCACTACATAATATGACGTTTGGTAAAGACGAAGTAGGTAACTTAGAAGGTAGAACACTTTCTAATATCATTCACAAAATATCAACAGGTAAAGCTAAACTCCGTATGCAAGCTTCAGTAAATGCAGAAAGAGATTATGAGATGTCTGCTTCTATGATTGCTGTGTTTACATCTAACCATGCTTTGTATGATAGGATTGGCACTTTTAAGAAGAACGCTAATGGTGAGATAGCTAGACTTATTGAGTTTAACTTGAGAAAACCTAAACCTTTCTATGACAACCCATCTCTTGGTGCAGAACTATTTAAACCTTTGCATCAACACTATGGACATGCAGGAGTAGACTACATACAAAACTTATTTAAATATACAGATAATCAAATACTAGAAAAGATTGATAAGTGGACACTAAGATTTAAGAAAGACTTTGGTGATGATACTACATATAGATTCTGGGAGAACGCAGTTGCTGCTACGTTTGCTGGTGGTGAGATAGCTAATGAGGCAGGTATTGTAGATTTTAGTTTAGAACGTATCTACGGTGTGGTATTAAGTGAGATGATTAACATCAGGGATAACGTGGTTCGGATTAATGACATAGACTACGAGAGTGTGCTTGGAGAATATATTAACTCACATCAAACAGGTATACTTGCCATCGAAGGAGACAATGCTTCTATGGAACCTAGAACAGACTTAGTCATCAGAGCAGAACTAGATAACTCTTTACTATGTATAGAGAAGCGACACTTCAGGGAATATCTTGGTAAACAAGGTATAAGTATTCATGACTTTGTATTTAAGATGAAAGAGAAAGGCTACAACATCAAAGATCACAAACGTCGTATGGGTACAGGATGGAAGCCAGCAACAGGGTTTAGTGCAGTAACTGCATTAGAGATTGATACAACAAAATTCCTAGAGGATTTATTAGAAGAGAATGAGGCTAAACAACGAACCGGAGTGGAACTTCCCTCTTGATTGGATGGAGATAGGGGATAGCTTTTTCGTACCAACACTTAAACCGTCGTCTATGATATACGCTATTGATAGCGGAGCTAAGAGGGCCAAGATCAGAGTCAAGATATTTGAGACCGTCAAAGATGATTGTTTAGGTGTAAGGGTATGGAGGTTAGGTTAGTCGTCTGATTCAAGACCAAGTTCAACCATTCTAGATATACTAGCTTTATACATTAATTGCAAATTTTTTATAGGTTCTAACAGGTTTGCTCTTTCTTTTGCAGTAAGACCTGGCATCCTACGTACTCGATTAGCTTGTTTATTTAGTTTATCTAAATCAGCTTTCATTTTATTATATTGCTTAATTACTCCAGGACCTGCTGGATATTTAGAAAGCACTTCCGTATATTTTCTTATATTAGTATCTTTAAATAGTGTTAACTTTCTATTTAATTCATCTACTTCTTGAACTGCATTACTATAATCTCTTTGGGCTTGTGTAGAATATTTACTTAAGAAACTATCAAAGAACATAAGATCACGTTTAGCATCAAAGTCTTTGTTGCCTCTTAAGGTTAATTGTAAACCATATACGTCGTGTGCGACTCTACCAATAGCATCAAAGTAGTTATTTGCAAAAAATGCAATAGTGTTAGGTGACCAATCTACTTCTCCGTTTGTTGCTTCAGCTAGGTATATAGATATATCTTTGTATAAATCTGCGACGTTATCACTACCACCATATGCAGCACCATACTTTCTATTTTGTACTGGGTTATAAATATTCTGACCAAATGCGTTTGTATTCATAGCATATTCTATTGTAGGTCTAGCAATACTTGGCATAATAGTGTCAATAAACCATTTAGTAGGGTGCTCAATAATGCTCATACGTGAAAATGGTAAAGGCATGAATGAATCAAGAGTAATGTTCAACATATTAGCAAACGTATCTCCCATACTAGTTTTATTTGCACCACCATATGCTGCTAGTTGGGCACCGACAGCTGCAAAGCCTCCAGGACCAAAGCCCCAAGGTATTTGTAAAACATCGCCTTCTTTAAATCCAGGTAAACCACTTAAGTTAAATCTAGCAAATCTAGTCCAACGAGCTGGATCATCTTCTCTTGTAGGATTCTCTTCATCATCACCTGCTAGTAGAGCAGACATATGCCAAACAGCATAACCCATACCTACTCCTGCAGCCATCATACCCATTGCACCACTTCTACGTTTATTAAAGTCAGCCTTATATGCGGCTAATGCTTCAGGGTTACCTTTAATATAGTCTGGTAAGTTTTCTTCATTGACTCTTCTTCTAGTTAATGCAGAAAGAGATTCAAAAGCTCTTACAATACCAACAGCACTTGGTCTAAAGAACATGAACCATGCACCTATCATGTCTCCATGTAAACCTCGTTCTTCAAAGTTAGATAGTCGTTTTGCATATACAACAGCTCTTTCGATAGCTGCTCTTTCAACATTAGCTGGTACTTGATTAGCTTTTAAGCCAGCAGCATTTTGTGATAAATAGTTTTGTTTATATGTTTGATATGCAGCTGCACGAGTCGCAAGTTCAAATGTAGACATCCATATATCAAAGAAGTCTTTTACATTTCGTTTAGATTTTACTATACCCTTTTTACTTCTTTCTATATTTTCTTGAAGTCTTTCGTATGCTGTTTCAATAGATAAAGATTGAGAGTAAGAAATCATACCACCATTTTGTAAGTACTCATACCTGTTAGCTGGTAGTGTATTACCTTTTGCCGATTCACTTTTTACATAAGCTTCTAACTCTTTGAATCTACCTCTAGTATAGAAATTCATAACTTTAGCAACTTTTATCATACCACCATCAGTAATTGTTTGAGCTATACGTTGCATATACCCGCCTGTATCTTTTAAACCTAGGTCAGCTGATACATAGAATATGTTTGTAATTGCATCACGAACAAAGTTTAAGGTAGCAAACGCAGGATTAAACCTAGTATGTAGTTGACCAATAAATCCTGTTATTCTGTTCATTCCAGCTACAAATGGGCCGGTATCTTCATATGACCCTCGTATGGCTCGTAATAATTTATCATCTTTTATTTCTATAACTGCAATACCTCCATCGTCTAAGAAATGTATTATTGTATTTTTCTCACCGATTTGTTTTTGTAAATCTGGATCATTTCTATAACGTTGGTCGTAAGTATATCTACCTATGACTTTACCATCGATAGCTTTACCTTCTACTTCTTTTCCTGTTACAGGGTCTTTATATTTTACTGTTTGAGTTACTGCATTGTATATAGATTGTGTGTAGCTGATTCTTCCGGCTCTTGCTGCAGCTTTTGATGCGTCTGCGAGAGTTTGAGCAAATATGTCTCCTGTATTACCTTGGTTACCTTCAAATGAACTTTCTAATTTCTTAAGTTCTCTAGACATTCTACCACCTGTTGGATTATAGAAAGTTTCTTCTGCATCAAAGTTCTCTCGTTTTAAAGGCACATAATTTTTCCAGTCATAAAACTCAATAACGTTCATAGCTTGTGGACCAGCGTAGTTAGCTTTAGCGTTTAAATCTAATGTGCTTTTATTTAACTCAGTCATAGCTTTTCTAAGCTGTATAATGCTTTCGTGTAAATCTGGGTCAGTATACTTAAGATTTTCAAATTGATTTTTATAAATTGCCGCTTCTGCTGCATTTAGATTAGATACATTATATCTAGAGTTTGTAATATCTGTTGGGCCACCTTTCTTATCACTAAAATAGCTTGTACCAGCAGCAGCATCTACTGTTCTTTTACCTGATATTTTTGTCTCAGAGTTTGCTAGTTTACGTAGCTGGTTTTTATATTTTTGTAAGTCATTTTTTCTTTGCTCACTATCTTTCCATACTTTAGTAGTAATCTGGTTCATTATATCGATGCGTAATTGAGCAGGGCTGGTCATAGATCCATTAGCACGTCTTATAATTTTTTCAGTGCTCAAAGGCACATCTAATAAGAATTTTATTTCTCTACGTTCAGATTCGTGCAAGGCTATAAGCATAACTTCTAGTCGGCCTTTGGCTCTTGCTTTATTCAAACCATTTTGTTCTTGTAAATCTATATAAGTACCTAATGCTTTAGAGTATGCATCAAATGCTGGCTGCATTGCCTTCATGTAATTGTCTGATAAACCAAATGCTCTAGTTAGCTGATCAAACACATTGTTAAATCCATCTACACCAACTAGTAATAAGTTTGACCTTTCTAAATTATCTTGGAGTTTTTTAATATCAATGGATCGGTTTGCAAAGTTTCTAATTGCATCTGTTAAAAGCTTATCCCCGTTTTTAAAGAAATCAGAGAAGGTATTTTTAAGTCTTTTACCAAAAGTTCTTTCTTCTTTTTCAAACATTTCAGTGGCTTTATCTTCTATTTCTTTCAAGGTTCTTTCAGGCTTATCTTCTACAGGAGTTTTAGGAACCTTAACAATAGTAAAGGGTTTATACTCTACGTTACGTTGTTCACGAGGTTTCTCATCAGACATTGGGTCAACTGCATATTCAGGATACTTAACTTTATTGACTAGTTTTCTATATCTAGATCTTGCAGGAGTAATTTCACCCGATGCTTCAGCTTGTTCTATTTCTCTAATTTCATCTACCTTTTTACGGTAGTCAGATTTTCTATTCCATGCTCTGACTCTATCTTTATTAAGGTTTGTTGGTACTGTGCCTATATTAAATGCACGAGCTGATAGCTGAATAGTATCTTTTAATACTGTATTATCGATATTCTCTAGTCCTAATGTTCTAGAAACAAAGCTTACAAAGTCGTCGAACAGAGATCTAAAGAACCCTACTTCACTAGGTAGTTTATTATCTGATGGTACAGTGGCTAAAAACTGTTGAAAGTCTGGGTTAGCAAATGCTTCAGCTATAAACTCTCTTGTGTTTGTGAACCCATAATCTTGGTATACAACTTCTGTATCTGTCTTTTTAACTCTACCCTGCATCAATGCATATCGTTTAGCTTTAGCAAACAAGTTTTGAAGTGATCGCATTTCTGCGTCAGTTAGCATATCAAAATTGATTGCGT